ACGTTTCAGCACGTTACAAGACGGCTCAATGATGTAGGTTCTTCCCGGTTTTCCATCAGCTCCCGTCTCGCCCTTAATCTTACTCCATGTATATTTTGTCGGGTCAGTGGAATCTGTCTTGGTGGTATCCGTATACTGGCCAATATACAGTTTATTAGTTCCATCAGAAACCGAAAAGCCTGTCTTTCCATCAGCACTGTTCGCGTAGGCAATATGTAGATAATACGTCTTTCCGTCTGTGCCATTCGTTCCAGCAATACCATCTTTACCATCAGCCCCCTCGAATTTTGACCACGTGTATTTCTTTGGGTCTGTGCTGTCGTTCGGTTCGTAGTCTACATAAGTGCCGATATATGTGGACGGAGTTTTGGTCATCTGGCTGGATGATGTCGGATTTGCCACGGAACTATATTTTATGTGGAAATATGATGTCTTGCCGTCTACTCCATTTGTTCCATCTTTGCCATCTTTTCCGGGAACTCCTTGTTCGCCCTTTTCTCCTTGTAGACCATCTAGTCCGTTGACTCCGTTCTTCCCGGCTTTGAGCTTGGCGATTGTGAATCTCCTTGTGATGGACAAGGTTTGCAGGTAAGTGGCTTTAATATCCACCCAGCCATTGTCGGCACTCAAACCTGTGACTGTATAGGTGTGCGTATCGACATCCCAAGAGCCGGTCACGCTGTCGGATTTCGTAATCGTGTAACTGCAATCATTGGTTACATCCTGTGAGCCGTACATAACTTTCGCTGTAGTTGTGACCGTTGGAAATACCGGAATATTACCGTCTGCATCAGATGTGATCGTCTGCATATCGTTTGACAACTGGAATGTCATGTTCTTAGCAGATGCAATATTCTCATCCATAGATGCTAGCTTTTTAGATAGTGGCATTCCTCCGATAGTCAGCATATCAGGATCCATATATACAGACTTTTTGTCCATGTCAACTTCGAATATAGTTTTTCCGTCAGAATCTTTTACTGTCAATGCCCCGGCATTAATCCATTTTGCATTGACACCAATTACGTTTAGTATTGCAGCGATCATAGTGCCATCAACCAGCCAGCCAGAATTCCAGGTCTTTCCGCCATCTGTTGACATTCCCCAGCCTGCTGCACTAAATTTCACTACGATCGTAGCTTCGGACAATTCGGGTTTATCGCAAAAATAAAGAATGGTACTTCCATCTTCCATTGTTTCATGGATTGGAAAAAGACCATTCTTTGTTTTCATCGCTTCCTGCAGATTGTCAAATGCAGTATCCCACTCTGTTTTCTGTCTTTTGAGATTTGCTCGCAGTTCCTTATAGACTTGTGTAGCCTGGCTGTATCGTGTGCTTGAAAGTCGTGTAGGTGCTTCAGCTCCAGATATCAGATTTTGTGATGTGTGAGCCGTATACTCTACATTTGTGAAGATTGTTTTGTGGTACCGTTTTTTTGCATCGATCACAAGGCCAAGGTCACCCGCTTCCCGTGCGGGATCTGCAGGTGTGCTAACTGACATCGGGCGAAACTGTATTCCATTTAAACGTTCACCCAGATATGCCGCTACTGTCGCGCCACTGCCACTCTGGATCAGCTTGTTTCCGGAAATCTCCAAAATATAACCTTCTGCGCCAGATTGGTAAGTTATTTCCTCTGTGCTATCTCCATCTTCCTCATTCACTCGAATCCCAGTGATCACTACATCGTCTGTCTGTATCGTTGATCCCGTTAAAAGATCACTGATCTCATCAGAATTATCAGCATCTATTATATTTGAATTACCGTTTTTTAACGGTATTTCTATGGCCGTACCGATTTCCTGGCCTTCCGAATCTAATATCGCATTTCCAGCAATATCAGCCCAGATTGTATCTTCCTTTCGGACCCAGGTCGCTTCCAAGAGATCTGTGTTGTACCACCGCGCGGACAATTTTCCGAATCGATCAATCCTGAAGAACTTACATGCAATCTGGCCTACCCACTGCAATACCTGTCGGAAAGTCAATGCAGAGTCATCTGGTCGGTTCTGTACAATAAAATTATTGTTGTCAAAGGCTGCTGTATCTGATGCCAGGGTAACTCCGCAGCAACTGCAGGCATCCCTTACTATGGTTCCAAGAGTAGCCGGATATACAAGTTTACTAAGCGAATACGGCTGATCAAACTTGGTCATATCATCAAAAGCCTTTACAGATATCGAATTGCCAGACTCTTCCCCTGGTTCTGCCGTGAATTTACCTTTATCTAGCCACTCAACAGCCCCATTCAATAATTCCAACCCTACTTGCACAGTTATTACGGCACCGTTGAAGTCATGCTCATCAAATCTTCCATCAATATTGTTTATCTTCAGTGTTAACTGCTGTGCTATCGCCGCGCCAAGGTCGAAGCTGCTTGTGTTTGAAGTACCATCAGATATCTGAAATGTATAGATATCCAGATCTTCCACAGTGTCGTTGCTTCCGTCTGGGAAATCAATGATCGCTTTGTGGTGAAATATTCCTTTTTCTTTTAAAGCTTCTTTGTAAGCTGCAGTTGTCTTTATCATCCTGTCACCTCTGAATAATATCTACAGATACAGATCTGTACCAATACAAGCCATCTCCAATATCTCCTAAATGTTCTTTGCTCAGCGTACCTCGGTAGCTTTGTATCGTGATATCAATTCCATCATCACGAAATGAGAACGGAAAGAATCCTGGAACCAACGTATTTTTAATCGTTTTCACCTGTGCTTCTGTCAGAAATTCCCATTTTATACTTAAATTTTTCTTCTGTGCAACTACTGCTCCAACCATTAATCCTGCCAATGTACGACCGGTATCAGATGTCCATATGATCTCATCATTTACGCTCAATGATGTTGGTGCCGGAAGCGTAGTGCTCCCGGACCATAATATTTTCTTTGCCATATCACTTCACCTCCACTGAGTTGTATCTGATGTCCATGGCTGCTTTTGCTTCCTGTGTTGCTTTTGCAATCTGTGTGGAGTCCAAGTAGAATCCCATATCGGTCAATGCTGCAACAATCCGCATCACAGCACGATTTATAATTGATTCCAGTTCTGCTTTGCTTACGCCAGTTCCGCCTGCTGCCAGAGCTGCTTCAATTGCCATCTTTTTCAGTTTGTCTTCCGGTGCCACGACCTCTCCCTGATGCAGGTTGTCGCCAATCATGGCCAACTGCGGAGTATTCGGCTTCACATAACCGCCATTCGCCAGATGCGGAATAGTCGGAACTCTAGGAAGAGACATTCCATAATGGCCATAATGTCTTGTTCCAGTGATAGGGTTGGTAAAATCATAGCTGAAAGAAAATGCGTTTTCTATCGCAGACAGTCCGGAATTGAGTTTGTGCATTAAATTATTAATTATGTCAATCACGGCATTCAGCGGAGTCTTTGCCAATGTCACAAGGGAATCGAAAATTCCCTTAAAGATATCTTTAATTCCGGACCACGCCTGCTTCCAATTTCCATGAAATGTACCTTTTATGAAAGTTATGATTCCATTAAAAATCGTCTTGGCGTCTCCCCAAATACGCTTCACGGATTCCAAAAATGTATTCAGGACTGTTCCCAACAGACCAAAGCTCTGCGACCAGTCTGTCCGAAAGATCCCCTTCACATAATCAATGAATGGCTGGAAGATGTATTTCTTCGCAAAGTCAAAGATTGATGTTGCAATTGTCTTGAATCCCTGTAAGATTTCTTCAATTCCCTGCCAGCATTTCGAGAAATCATTTGTAAATACACCGGTACAGAAATCAATGAAACCACCCAGAATATCTGTAATCCCCTTAATCACATCACCTGCAACTGCCAGAAGATCTAAAATAAGCTCTCCAAGGCCTCCAATGATCGGTCCAAGAACCGGCATTACATTGTTAACTATCCATTCGATACATGGAACCAGTGCTGTTTCCCATAATGCTTTTAGATTCTCAAATACTTTACCAAGCAATTCAAGAATTCCATCCAGTGCCGGCTGAACATGTTCCTTCCATACAGAGCTGAATTTATCTGATATATAGTCCAGATATGGTGAAAGATATGTATTATAAGCCTCAAGGAATGTTCCAAGGATATCCGATATGCCTTGTGTGATGGAGTCAACAAAGGGTTTGAAATACTGATCATAAACTGAATTGATTTTGTCGAATGTATCAGTAAAACTCTGTGAAAGAGCATCAAACGTAACTCTCCAACGTCCAAGCATGTTCTCCAGTGTTTCGGAGATCTTGTCTGTATTCTGGATGACCGGAACAGTAAAAAGTGATACAAAATCTCTTTTGAATTTAACTGCCAAATCTGCAGCTCCAAGAAATCCATCTGCAAATACCTGGATGATATCTGCAGTGATTGCCTTGGCATCATCTCCTGAAAAAACATCAAAGATATCTGCCAGCGCAACGCTGAAATCTCCTGAGAGTTTCGCAATCTCACCTGTCGCATCAAATAATGAAACAATGCGCTTTTTGATATAACCTTTGCTCTTTGCAAGGTATTTATCAACGCCTCCAACAAGATTGTCTGCCAGCGTAAGCCCGATTCTGGCCGTAGAACCAGTAATCTTGCCAAAAGCAAGAGCGATATTATTTGCGCATCGATTTGCCGCATTTACAACTGCTGTATCCGTGAAGATCTCTTTCAGATTTTTACCAATATTCTTTACAGATTTATTGATGGAATCTATCTTTTTCTGAGAATCGCCAAATCCAATTTCAAAACCCTTCTTGAACAGTTTTGCAAGTTCCTGGCAACGTTTCTGCAGAGCAGATAACTTTTCATCTGTCTTATCGATGACTGTATCGCCATCAGCAAGCTTTCCATAATCAACTCCATTCCCTGCCGTTCCTGTACTGCCTGTCGATGGTGAAGTTCCTGAAGATGATGTACTGGACTGCGAATCAAGTTTGTTGATCTGGTCGAATCCCATAAGGGATTTCATTTTCTTTGCTGCATTCTGTGCTGCCTTGCCAGCTTTATTGGTATTGTTAGTCAGATTAGAAGCTGCATCAGAAGCACCGTTAAGGCTGTCACCTGCATCTGCTGCAGAAGCAGCTATCTCTGATACACCATTACTGCCGCCATTGCTGGCTTTATTCCCTGTAATCAGTTCCGTAAATGCTTTAAATGCATTCGCCAGCGTAGTAAGTTTACCGATTGCAATGTTGATCACCTTGATTACCGGGGTAAACAGATTGATCAGTCCCTGTCCAATCGTAGCCATGAGTGATTGCGTCTGCAGGCTCAGAATCCTGCACTGGTTGGCCCACGAATCAGACGTACGGGCAAAATCGCCCTGTGCTGCAGACAGCTGGTCCTGAACGAACTGATATCGTAGAGCTACTTTTTCCGCCTCAGTCATTGCCGAGGTTGTTTTACCAAAGCCATTTGCCATGGCATAGGAATCAAGAGCCGTTTGTGTCATTACGACACCGAGATCTTTCAGCGATTCCGTCTCACCAGTAAAGACCGATTTCAGCTTTGTATAAGCCTCATCCTGCGATAAATTGTAAAAAGATGCTACATCACCAGCCAGACCAGTCAATGTTGTTCCCATGTCATAGGCTTGTTTTTCGGAAAATCCGAAAGCTTTCGCCATGGCACCGAATGTACCGGTGTACTGTTTCGCCATGGTCTCTGACAGACCAAAGCTTTGTGCAGCGCTCTTTGCAAATTTATCGACCTCTGAGGTCATGTGCGGGAAAGTAACATCTACAACGTTCTGAACCTCTGCAAGATCAGATCCAAGCTCTAGGCACTGTTTTCCAAAATCAACCAGCTTTTTTATGCCGAAAGCAGTCGTAAGTGCGGCACCTGTTTTTTTTGCCAGACCGGTTATTCCGGCCATCTGACTCTCGAATTGATTTTTATTTACAACCAGATCAAGTCCGATCTGTCCAATACTTGTAGCTGACATATATACCACCTGCCTCT